CGCCACTATCTCCCTCCAACTAGTCCCCTTATTAGGGATGTTGAGAACGTTAGGAGTAGGATCATTCGTGATCTTCCTCTTGACGCATCTGAGATAGATCGTGTTCGGGATGCTATAATCCATCATTGGCATTCGGATGGTGTTGAAGTCCATCGTGCAGAAGGTTCCGTCGATCCTTCTGCCTCGTCGCTCGTTCAGAGTGTTGTGATTCCCAAGTTATTCCAAGTGAATCACGACGGTGCTCCTTCCCGCATGTCGATGACGGGAATGCGTGTGTGTGGCCGGTTGGCTTTGCTTCCGCGACATTTGTTCATCCTAAATAGTCGTGAGTTGATTGCTGAAGGGACTGTACTTTATATTACCCTGGCTGATGGCCAAAAGTACACCTCTGCTTTTTCTCGTAAGAGTATGAGGTTGTTCCCGCGCGTCCGAGATGAATCTGGAGTTGAGATTCATAAGGACATGGTGTTGTATGACCTTGGTGTTCGTGTTCCCGCTTCCCGAGACGTGACAAATCTTTTCTTAGATCAAAAGGATTTGCCGTACGTTGCCAATTGTTCCGCGCAGCTTGCCATTTTCCCACCTGGTTCGGAACATCCTGGGTTCATTGTTATCCCCTCCGTGAAGTTTGCACAGACCAAGGTGTACACTTCCCCTGCCCTCGTCGACTCTCCCGATCGTCCTGAAGACATGGTTCTTGTGAATGGACTTGAGTATGAAGCCGCCACGCAGCCCGGATATTGTGGATCTGTTCTAGTGTTGGAAAACACTAAAATAGTCAACAAAATCATGGGTTTGCATGTCGGTGGCTCTATGACGCGTAATTTCGGTTTTTCTGAAGTTATAACTCGTGAGAGCTTAATTACTCTTGTCAATTCATTTGAACCCCAAGTGAATGGAACACCTATTCACCCTGGTCTTGGTTCGTTTGACAATGCGCGGTTAGTGCCTGAGAGTGATAATATCACTTTTAATGGGACCTTGCCAGAAATTCTCATACCGAGAGCCCCCACGAATACCCAAATTCGTGAGAGCCCTCTGTTTGAGCAAATCTGTGCCCATTCCACTGAACCCGCCCCCCTTATTCCATCTGACCCCCGTTTGTTGGAACCCACGCCTATGATCAAGCGTGGTGTTGAGAAGTTTGGCCGTCCTGCTAAACCGTTAGATCCGGAGTTGCTAGCAATAGCGACTAAATCGGTCTTTGAAGAGTTGCGGTCGTTAATGTCTGGAGATAAAATCGAGGTGTGGACTGAGGAGGAAGCCATTAATGGTATCCCCCAAATTCCACACGCCGATCCTCTAGACATGTCGACTGCGCCTGGTCATCCTTACAATACTGTGCGCCCCCATGGCCAAACTGGAAAACGCTTTTTGTTTAAACAAGAAGTGGATTCGAGTAGGCCCCAGGGGTTCAAGTATGTGGTTAACCACCCCCTTTTAAGATCGAGACTGGATAAACGGCAGCTTTTGTCATCACAAGCTGAGCGCCTTCCAGAGTCGCTCTGGATTCCAACGCTTAAAGATGAGCGTCGACCCATAGCAAAGATTGCTATTGGGAAGACCCGGACGTTCATCTATGCACCAGTTGATATTACGATTCAATCGCGTAAGTATCTTGGTGCTTTTGCTGCTTCCTTGTTTAGTCATCCTAACGAGGGTTTTTCCGCTCCAGGCTTGGACACCTGTTCTGGAGATTGGGACCGTTTAGCAAAAGATCTGCTGTCGGTTTCTGATGTTGGTTTCGCCGGAGATTACGGTAATTACGATGGTACTCTCATGCCAGAAGTGATTTATGCCGTAGGCGATATAATCAACAGGTTGTATGATGATGGCCCAGTCAATACCATGCATCGTACCATACTCTTTGATGAGTATGTTCACACTCAAATGTTGTGTGGCAATACGGTCTTTCATTGCCACACAGGCAACAAGTCGGGCAATTTTCTAACGACCCCGATTAATACTGTTGCCGGTAGAATTTTGATGACATATGCTTTCTTGCAGTTAGCGCGTCAACATGCTCCTGAGTATGCTGACCCTATCTTCTATCGTAAGTATGTGGTAGCAAAGTTCTACGGGGATGATAATATTAACTCCGTATCACGCAAAATTATCGCGTGGTTTAATATGATTACCGTTGGACATTGTCTTTCGTCCCTCGGTATGGAGTATACATCCCCTGACAAGTCTTCAGCCCTTGTCGAGTTCCGTCCTATCTTGGACTGGACCTTTTTAAAAGCTGGATTCCGGAAAGTTGGCCGGAATTATGTCCCCTTGTTGGATGTTAACACCATTTACGAACTTACCAACTGGGTTCGTAAATCCAATGACGACTGGAAGTCGTGTGAGGAGAACTGTGCGGATGCATTGAAGTACGCATACTTCTATGGTCAAGAGTTCTTCGATGATCTTCGTGACCGTATTCTTGTCGCTGCCGACAACTTGCGACATCCTTTCGTCCTTCCATCTTACGACTGGTTCGATCGCGCGTTTGCTGAGAAATATCAACTTCCCAACTTAGCATATGGCGCACTCGGAGAGCTAGATCCGTATTTCGAAGTGCGTGACGCAGCGAAGCGTCAGCGGATCGAAGCCCAGTCAGCTGTGGCAGCGGGTATTGAGACCGCCCCTAATGAGACCAA